CTCGCACTGGTATCTGCTTCTACAGCAGGTAGACCACCTCCACCGCAACCTGGGAATCACCGGCCATCCTCTACAGGATGGGCCGATGGTTCCCATGTGATCCCTCAAGCAACAGCCTGAGGGACCACAAATTGCGGTTCTCCCTGGCGCGGGAAAGCAAGCGAGACCGAGAATTCACTCGATTTCGCAAAGCCATCCGCGTAGGGAGACCCCCCCCGCCCGTCTTCTTATTAATCCAGCCGTTGACTAATCGGCTGTATTTTCTAAGAGACACGATCTCTGTGGCGACTGGAGGGAACGGGGTGTCCGAAAACACCCGTGCCCGGGCGAAGTAAGCCATTTGGTCACTAAGGTGATCAACGACTAACTTCGACCCTTGATCCCCTTCAACCGGGCGTCTCTTCTCATATGAGAGGAGCCCCAGTTCTAGGGAACCAACCAGTCGCGACTCTGCATGGCGACGGGACTCCCAGATCGTTGGGTCTCCGGCTTCCACCCAAGAGGGTGGACCCAGTGGGATTGTATCTTGACCGCTACCATACAAGTAGCGTCCAAGAGCCAACCTCAGCCGAAAGGGAAGGTCAACCCTTTCGACAGACCCCGTCAACGACGGAAGTCCCGCGCCTCCGAGCGATCGAGGGAGCGTGGGTGAGACACCAGTCTCACGACACACCCTCCAACTTGAAGGGTGGAGTGTTTTTATAACACTCCGCCCCTTCCTCGATCGACCGAGGTCAGAGCCAAGGGACTCGTAGGCAGCACCGATTTCATCGATGCTATTGCCTACAAGCCCCTTCACAGGGATCGCTCGTGACCATCGCATGTCTTTGGAATGAACCGAAACCGAGAAAGACATCTCGGTAAAGTTCCCGCCCGTTGTTGAAAGGAAGTCCTTTCCGGCGGACCGCTTCCCGTTTGTACGAGAAACGATCCCCCGGTAGGCCTCCACAACTTCGAGCGGCCACCTGGCGATTAGATCATCTCCGCCTAAGGCGAAGGTGTCCAACCTCCAGCGTGGGTTCCATCCTACCACGGACCAGGAGGTCTCAGCCCACCAAGCGTGGATCACTGACAGGATGGGCCAAGTTGGCCCAAGCCCCATCAGGATACCACAGGTGGACGAGATCTTCTGACCCCATGGATAGGAGAGGCCTTGCGGGCCCGTTAAGGCCAGCAATGCCTCAGACCAAAGCGATGGTAGTCCATCCCATCCGTCGATTAACCCCATTACGACCTCGAAAACGAGATCGTGGGGAAACCGGTCCGTGGCCGCCGAGAGGTCGGTGGAAACAACGTGATCGCCGGGTCTAGACCCGGCAACCACGTCTTCCACCGCCTTCCGACGGTCACCACAAAGAAAATTGTGACAGGGGCCATACCGGGACACTCCCTTGAGAAGTGCCCGGTTTAAGCAAGCACCTGCAACCGCAGCGTAAGCGGGAGGAGCGGATACAATCCGCTGCTTCCAACCACGTTCCGGAACGCAGGTGACCCTGTGGACCAGGGGCTCGGTAGCGGTAGCATATGCTGCCGCCCGAGCCACATCGACGGAACCCTGATTGGATCTTACCGAATCAACCTCCGAATCAAGGAGGTAGTCGGAATATCCAAGGAATGACAATGCATTGGGTCGCGACCAAAACCCTTCAGGGAGGTCTGCGATCCACTTCAAGTGATCATTCCGAGTCTCTTCGCGGGATCCACCGTCCCGGCGTCCGTAGATGACGGACGCCGAGGGCGATGGGTTCACTGTTTCGTGGAGATCCGTCTTCTTGAAATGCCTTCGGGCAAACCAAGTGGCGAACCTCCGCGCAGAGACTCTCAGGGAGCTGTCCACCGTAGGAGTCGAAGTCATATCGGCCCGATGTGCCACAAGTGCACGGGACCGAATGACATCGTCTCCAGGTGGAAGGGACCGGCCGAGGAAGGCTAACTGGTCAAGTGCGTCTCTAGAGACGCACCCGATCAGAATCCTCCTCACAAGATAGCGACTGCCAGGTAGCAAGGGAGCGCCCGTGAGGGCGTGATCCCGAGCACCCGCAGCCGCCTTCTTGAGCCACCCGAAGGTGGCGCCGATCCCCTGGCCAAGGCATGATGACACAAACCACTTCGCGAGCTTTTGAAGCTCAAGAAGCCGTTTGTTGTCAAAGCGACTCCCCCAGCGAACTGGGAGAGGTCGCCATGCCGTGGCCACAGCTAGGATGGACTCCCAACCTAAGCGTAGAAGCTTAAGTTGGGCACGAGAGGGGGGGGGGAGAGAAAGGAGCGCAAGCACAAGCTTGCGCGGTGGTACCTGGTCAGTGTACCCCAAGGCCTTAGCCTTGGTGGTGCATGACCTCCCGAGTACCGCCGCGGACGCGTTCCACCACAAGTCAGTCCGAGGACTGTCTTGCGATGTCAACATCTTTGGC